GATATTAGCAGTTGATACGGCAAGGTTTGGAGACGACAGGACCGTATTACAGATGAGACAGGGAGATGATTATGGCAAAAAAGAGGTTATGGTTAAAAAAGATGCTCCTCATATTACTGGTAGAGTCATTGTTTTTGCTACAGAGGAAGGAGTTAAAGCACATAATATTAAAGTTGATGTTATTGGAACAAATGGATTGTCAGTAGTCCACATGCTACAAGCTGAAGGCAGAGATGTGACGGAAGTGAACTTTGCTGAATCAGCTTTGAATCCAGCAGGTCAAGAAGAGAAGTATGCTAATCTTAGAGCTGAATGTTATGCTCACCTGAAGTCCAGTTTAAAGAACGGGTCATTGCCAAAAGACGAGGACTACTGGGAGATTGCCAACATTAAGTATTTTTATAATCGAAAGGGCCAGATCCAATTAGAGAAGAAAGAGGATATGAAGAAAAGGGGTTTGCCCTCACCTGATGTTGCTGATGCTTGTGCTATAAGCTGGGCTCCAATCAAGACTCAAGCAAGACATGTTGAGGCTGGGAGTGGGTATAAGCCATTATATCCGGGAATGGGAAGTTATTAAAGTTATTAAAATGACTGATAAAGAAAAAATAATAGAGATATTAGAAGAATTTAAGTGGGGCAAAATACCTGAAAATGAAAGGAGCATAGCTTCAACTTCAACTTGTGCTAATGTTGTTATGAGAGGAATAAGGCCCTGCTGCGCTATTTGTCCTGCCTGTAATTGCCATAAAAAGACAGAGGAAGTAGCTGGGCAAATAATTTCATGGTTTACAGGAATTGTTGAAAAGCGCTCTTTGGAAGTTTTGCAAAAAAACCAAGAGGTAAATAAAGAATACGAGGAATTGAAAAGGCAATGTCCTTGGTGTGGAACTGGTGGTATGTATCAATACTATGTAGATGGTGCAAGGCATTATCGGTTATGCAAGTGGTGCGGAATACTTCAGAATAGAGGGGAAAAATCTCGGCAATGCACTATGATTCAATGTGTATTAGATGGAAGGCATAGGTATTGGACAGTTGGAGGCCTTGAAAAAAGGAAATGCGTGCATTGTGGGGGAAAAATGGAGAAAGTGATTATCCCGGAGCAAAAGAAGTAATTCGGAAGGCAATCATGCTTGACGAGATCCTTGCACAACAAACCGGAAGATTAAAAGAATTGGTTAAGCTGGCTAAAGAGAGAAATAAGATGGCCAGAAAGAGAAATATGTTATTATTGGGAATTATAATTGGAGTAGTGATAACGATTGTAGTAACAGTCGGTTTTTGGCTCTATCTTGGTTGGAAGTATCACGACCCAGGAGTTTAATTAACTATTAACATAAAAACATGCCAGAAAGAAAACCAATACAAGAAGTATATGACGGGTTCTGGAAGGAGAACATTGAAGTAAACGGAGAAATAGACAAGGAGAAACTAAAAAAGTTCTTAGCAGAGTTCAGCCATATACTTGAACAAGTGTCAATAGTATATCCCAAGATAACTGGTGGGAAGATAACAAAAGCTAACGCTTGGGCTTCTAATGTACTTAGGGAGTGTAATATAAAATAATGGCAATAAGACCCGCGATGCCTAATCAAAAGTCAATCCAGGAGGTATATGACAGCTTTTGGAAAGCTATTATCGAGAAAGATGGAGTGATTGATATGGCTAAGCTGAAAGAAGAATTAGCAGAATTCAGCTACATAATGGAGCAAGCTTCCATAGTGTATTCTGCAATAACTAATGGTGCGATAAAAAAAGCAAATGCCCGCAGTTCTGATGTACTTAGGGCAGCAAAAGCATGAAACTATCAAAAATCCCTCTTTTCAAGTTTATTAAAATAGGCTACCGGTTTGCCAAAGAAGTCAGGATAAAAGAAAAGACTATGCCTACCTTTGGTCGTGATCCAGGAATCTTTGGTGTTGAGAACATACAAGAAAAGGAGAAAAGAGAAGGGCCAAAAGGAGAAAAGACATTGGAAATAAGGGTTGAATATCCAAAAGAAGGAGGCCGTCTTACCCATATAGAGGGAGAAAAACATCCTTTTCCGGGATTCCCGGATAAAGAAGAGGTTTTAGACATAGGAATGATAAAGAGAATGGTTCCAGCGGCTATAAATGCCTATTATCCCTACTTTTCAAGACACATTCTTGATCCTAAAAAGTATTGTAGAAGCGTTAGAGAAGTTTATCGGCTGTTTAATATCTTGATTGAGAGAGAGGAAAAGGCAGAAGGCAGGACTAAGCTCACAGATATATGGCCTAAAGTCAGGGATATGGTCTGTGTGATACTTGAGTTCGATAATGCTTACAGATTCAGGGCGCAGGATATAGCAGCTGAAGCTAATATAGAGGAATTGAAGCTGGATGAGGGAGATCGGTATTGGGCAGCAAGAACAGCGCAATATAAATGGGGCTTCTTAGATAAAAAGTCGAAAGAAGAACCAAAGAAATGTGCTTGTATTGGCTCAATAAAAGGACAAGATGGGAAATGGAGAATAGACCATGTAGAAAGTTGTCATTTATATCAAGCACGAAAATAACTAATCAACCTAATAATAGAAACCATGAGAAAAAGTGACATAATAGAAAAAGCAAATAGAATGTTAAGGGAAAACCGCAATCTAAAAGAAATGGTTAGATGGCGGAATGCCAGGATAAAATATCTTGCACCAAGAGAAGTTTATTTAAATGCTGTGATTACATCAATGAAGTTAGAAAAGATAAAGCCAAAGCAGTGTAAGAATTGCGGGATACTTTATAGAAACGATGAGTTTACTACCTTTTGTCATACATGCACCACTAATAAGCAAAAAGGGTTAATAAAATAAACTATGAATCGGAAAAAAAAGAAGTATTTTAAATACCTATACAGAAAAACTTGGCGTGAGTTATGGACAGCAGAGTTTAATATAGACATTGTTAAGGGTTTAGTCCTTGAGTTTTCTACGAAACGATTGGAATTACTCAAAACGAAATTGGCAAAGTGGCAAGCAAAGGATCCGAACAAGGTTAAAGGAGGCAAGAAGAAGCATTATGACGGCACTAAAAAGCTCGAGCATGAGATTAAGATGGAAGAAAATATGATCAAAGGAGCTGAAATGAGAATAAGAGAGCATCAAGAAGAATTAAAGGCCGTTAGAGGAAAGATAGCATTTATTAAAAAGAAATATCTTTAAAGAAAGGTCGCTAAAATAACTAATCGGAAAGTAAAATTATGTCTTCAAAACTAAATAGACAAGATCTCCCAGAGGTAGAAAGGCAGGAACTAATAAGGATATTGGACTTGCCTAATGCTAATCGCTTTGCTAACGAGAAGGATATTGAATTCCTAAAAGCACGATTGGATTATTTAGATGAGAGCGAGATAAATCAGTTTGACTTTGGTGGAACTGTGGTAGATGCAATAGAAGCACCGGTAGAAACAGAAGGAGATCAAACTCCTAATGAATTTCATCCAGACGAATTAAGCGGCCTGACTGTTAGCAAATTAAGAGAAGTAGCCGCAGATATTGAGGTTGACTTGACTGGAGTAAGACTGAAGGCCGATATAATCAGAGTGATTAAGCGGGCAATGAAGTAATTGTTTCTTTATTCTGCCCGGCCTTGTAGGGCAGTGCTAAGGAAATAAATCGGGAAGTAAATAAATGACCACCGAAGTATTATTAGAGAAATTAAACGCAGAAAAAAAAGCTGACTGGAATTTCCAGTCAAGAAGGCACTCACAATGGAACGAGAACTACGAACTTTATAGAGACTTTGTTGAGACTAATAGGCTGACTCAAAGACAAGCAGTCAATTTTCCCATAATGAAAACAAGCCTTAGAACCTTGCTTGCCAATGTTGATGACGCTCCAAGCATTTTATTCAAGATATTAGAGGAGGGTGAAGTGGCCCAGAAGAAAGAAAGGGTTATGAATGAAATATGGACTGACCAGTTCGAAGAATTAGACTTTGAAAGCCTTGATATTTTAGATAAAAAGAATGTTTTCCTCTATGGCCGGTCATTCAAGTTATTAAACTTCTTAAAAGAAAAGTTTTCAACAGATGTCTTAGATCCTTGGGATATAGTAGTTGATCCTAAAACTAATCCTATGGACATACAGACTGCTAAACACTTTGAGCGCCTTCACATTTTCAAGTCATTAAGAGAAGTTTTAGCTGATGAGAAATATACAGCAGCTGGCAAGGAGCAATTAAAGAGTTTTCTGGATGACGATATGAATAATTCAGGAAAAGGCGGACTTTTAAAAATGACAGCTGATAAAGAGAGCTTAGAGGCCAGGCAGGAACGATTAAAGACTATGGGAGTGGATAATTTTGATGAGTTTGCGGCAGGTGATGTGATTGTAGAACTAAACGAACACTATACCCATATTTGGAACGAAACACGAAAAGAGTTTGTTAAACATATAATTGTCACGGCCGTAGCAGCGATTGGTGAAGCTAAAGCCATTTTGTTTAACAAACCATTAAAAGAAGTAATTGGAATAGATAAGTGGTCAATCACAACCTGGGCCGATGATATGGAACTTTCTGACTTCTGGTCTGATGGAAGGGCAGATACAGTCAGAACACCGAATAAAATCTTAAACATCTGGCTTTCACAGTTATTAGAGAACAGGACTTTGAGGAATTATGGAATGCACTGGTGGGATTCAACAAAGACCGGATATATTCCTACTCAATACGAGCCAAAGCCATTTGGGATGTATCCTTGTCCTGGGGATCCGAATAAGCTGATAAAACAAGTCAATATCCCTGATTTATCAGAATCTCTTGACGAGATGATGTTCATAAAACAGCTAATTGAAGAATCAACTGCCGCTACCCCCACTAAGAAAGGAATTGAAGGCAAAAAGAAAACACTGGGAGAAGCTGAAATGTTATTATCTGAATCTGATGAGAATATCTCCGGCATAGCCAAGTTCTATAACAAAAGTTGGAAGCAATACGCTAAGCTATGGTATGACATTCACGACTCTAATGTTATGGAGAGCAAGACATATAGCTTATTCAAGGAATCAACCAAGGGAACTGGCAAAATGTTTAAGAAAATAATTAAAGCTAAGGACTGGAAGTCCGAAGCAGGATATAGGGTTAAGGTTTTGTCAACAACCGAACAACAGCGAAAGGATATTGATTCAGTTAATAAATGGATTGGAATTAAAAATCAATTCCCTGATGATCCTAAGATTTACAAAATGGCAAAGAGGAAAATTCTAGAGTCTGCGGGAGTTGAAAAAGATGAAATAGATGATGCAGTAAGTGCTGAAGCAGAGGCAGGGCCTCCACTTCCAGCGCCTGCACCAGCTATGGCTTAATATGAGCATACTTGATGGATTATTAAAGAGATTAGGAATTGAGGATTATTCAAAGCTAACCTTAGAAGAAAGGCTCGTTTTTGACCGATGGGAAAAAGAATTAAGAGGTAAGCCAGTCAATATCAATGACTTAAAGAAATTCTTAGAAGAACAACAGAATTTGAATTTGAGCCAGTTTGAAGACTTTGAAAATCCAAAGGTTAAAGATTTATACATAAAGGTTTATTCAAGAATTTGTCGTCAAATCTTATCCTTTATTGAAGCTCCTCAAAAGATTAAGGAAATGAGAGAGGAGTCAGTAGGGAAGATTGAGAAAAAATAAAATGCCTTGTATAAAGACATCAAAAGGAGGATACCGGATTAAAAGAGGCAATGCGCCAGGAACATATCCTAAAGTTTATAAATCATTAAAAGCTTGCCAGGAAAGAGTTAAACAAATAAAAACACATTCTTAATTTAGTTAATTCGGAAAAAAATGAGTGAATTTAAGCAAATGGAACAAAGGGAACAAAGAAAGAACTATTGGTCAGGTTCCGAAAAGAAGTTTGTTCGTTCATGGATGTATGCTCAAAAAGGATTACAAGAGTTTAATGAGTTTAAGTATTTTGTATTGGCATTTGTTGGATTTGTCGGACTTCTTTATTTAAAAGTTCCTTTAATGTGGATAATTATTACAATGATAATATTGGTGCCAATTGCATTGATAGTGTTAATTCTGTTTGGCCGTTGGCACATAACAAGGGCAGGGCCAACTGAACAATGGGTACGAACAGAGTTCGGAAGCGTTCTAAAATACAATGACTATAATATAAAAGTTCAGACTTTAAATAATTTAGAAGAAATTTCCAAAAAATTAGATAAATTGATAAGTAAATAATTCGCTAAAGACCCGAACCCTAAGAAGATTATTAGCCAAACCCTTATTTATGAGATAAGAGCGGAAAATAATTAGACAAGGAAGGGCAAAAACATGGTAACCGAACCTCCAAAAGAGAAGGTTGAGGAGAAAAAACCTCCTTTGGCACCTAAGCCAGAAAAAAAGACAACTCCTTCAGTCGAGGCTCTGCAGGAACAGTTGGCTAATAAAAATATAGAGCTTCAAAGTCTTGAAGAGAAGTATCAAACATCCTCGAGAGAAGGTGAAAAGATACCAAAACTCATTAAAGATATTGAAGATCTAAAAGCCGAGTTGAGGGATAATACCCCCAGCGACACCCCTCTTAAAGATGAGGATTTGCTTGTAAAGTATCCTAACTTCAATGATCTTGAAGATTATGAGAAAGAGCAAATTCGGACAGCAGAACGAGCTTTAATCATGGCAAAGAGTACGGAAGCAGCAAGAGTGAAAACCGAGCAAGATAGGATCAAAAAAGAGGAAAAGGATAATTTTGATAAGGGTTTCAATGAAATTCTTATCAATCCTAATTACTCTGATGATCTTAAAGACAAGAAAGACGATTTTAAGGAGTTCTGTTACGGGGAGGATAATCTTGGGAAGGATATAGAGTCTTTGGCTAAATCATTTTTATATGATTTAACCAAAGAGAAAGATAAGGACAAAGATAAGAAAAACAGAGATGGCTTGGAATCTCCAAGTGGAGGTGGGCCAGTCGAACCTGTTAAAGAAGGATATACTTTGGCAGAAGTGGATGACATGATAAAGAATGATCCTGAAAAACACAGAAGATTGCTTGAAGAAGGAAAACTCAAGATTATCGAGGACAAAGAGTCCAATCCCGAAGTGGGAGAATAGGTCGAAAAGAGGGTTAAAATTTTATATCGGAAAGTAAGAAAGTGCTTAGTAAATTTGGAATTAAATTTGCCAACAAGAGCATCAAGAAATACTGGGAAGAAGCCGTTACTCCTAAAATTACCAATAATTGGTATGAAGGACAGATAACAAATGGCAAAGCCGATAGATTGAGAGTTAAGACTATTACCGAGAGTCAGGGTCTCCAGACTTATACGCCTGGAACTGCTTTGACTTTAGGTTCTCTTACTGATGTTAATGCTGACTTGCTTCCTAACCAAAGGAAGGGCTTTTACTTTGAGATTGACGATGTTAATAAGTTTGAATCGTATGTTGATGATGAAAAGGAAAACATTTTAGATCAAAAGTATCATGAACTCATTGAAGCCATTGATAAGTATGTATTGGGTCTTTACGGAGATGTAGCTGCTGGAAACAGGGTTGGAGTAGATACGACTGGATCAGCTACAGTAGCAGCGACTACTGGAGTAATTACCAGCACAATCACCTTTACAACCGCTATGATAGGAAGAGGAGTAAGATTTGGAGGTACTGCTTGGTTTAGGATTGTGTCTCATGATGGGACAACTGGAACAGCCGTAGATGACAAGGATGATGTAACTGCTGCTTATACAGGTGGAGTGTTTGATGGAGTTGTACAGCCAAGTATAGACCTTGAAGCTTCAAGCGCTGTTCAGGTTACGAGTTCGAATATCTACGCCAAGATTTGTGATTTGAAAGAAAAACTTGATGCTGCTAAGGCTCCAAGGACGAATAGATGGTTGGTTGTTAATAGTGCTATTGCTAATCTTTTGGTTCAGTCCACCCAGCTTATTCCTGCTGTTGCTGTTGCTTATGAAGAGGTAGTTAGAAATGGCCGCATTGGTAGAGTTGCTGGCTTTGATGTATTTCAAAGTGAGCAGATTGAAGGAACAGGTAATACATCAAGTGATGGTTATCATATTCTTGCTGGACACATTAGTTGGTGTACATTTGCCACGGCATTTGTTGCATCTACTATTGAGGAAGACTTGACAGGAGAATTCGGCAAGGCTTATAAAGGCTTGACTTGTTATGGAGCTAAGATTATTGACGAAAGAAGGAAGATGGGAGCTGAACTTTACTGTTATGTCTAAGCTTGGCAATGAAGTAATCTAATTTTTCTTGTAATTAGCTTGTCGGGGATTTTATCCAAACTGATTTCCCCGACACAGTTTGGTAGTTAGTTCAAGAACAACTACTAATGTATTGTCTCTCCTGTTTGGGACTTCGGTCTCTTAATCGATCTTGATCTTTCCGACAGGATTGAGCAGGAGAGGAAAGGAGGCAATGCAAATAATAATTAACAAATAATCAATAATAATCAGTTTTTCTCAACTCGGAGAGGAGAATTACTGTAAAAAACATGAGTAATGTAAAAACTACGCCAGGTCATACTTCTGTGACTATGACTACACAAAGTGTAGCTTATAACCTGACAATTCCTGCTGGAACTTTATCATTTTGGTTTCAGATAAATGATTTGCCTGCGTATAAGCTTCAGTATTCATACGGCAGTGGAATCTTTATGACTGTTCCGGCAGGATCATCTGTCGCAAAACCAGATGTTCTAATAGAAAGTCCCCTTACTCTACGCGTTAAGTGTCCCGATGCAGCAGGGCAAATTTGCGTGTTAGAGTATTGGAAATAAAATGAACAAGATACTATCCACAATAATTTCGGTTGTTGTCTCTATTGCCTTAATCTTTGGGCTTGCTGCATTTGGAGCCCTTGATTTTAGCAAAGAGGCTTCGCCTACATACATAACAGTCGATAAAATAGTAGTCGACACCCCAATGGGTGGAATAGGAGGTACTGGAATTAGCCCTGCAACCTATTTTACTGCTACGACAGATTCAATTACTTCAGTTCACGGCATAAGTTCTGCTTATGACTTTATCTGGCCCAATATACCGAGTTCATCTGCTGAATTATGGATCGATGTTTCAAATGATGCCTCTTATTTTGGCGGTACAGTTTCAATTTCAGGAAACACTTGGATAGA